GTAGCGCGTTACCCACGACGGTTAGTCTGTCCCAGTACCTTTTTATCTGCGCGCCGACCTTTTTGCCTGTTGAAACCGCTTTGTAAAGTTATCAGCGAATGATTTACGTGCCACTGCTTGCCCTCGCTCATAGAATGGGAAACGCTTTGGTATTCTCGCATTCTGTTCTTCTAATAGATACAATCTTTTTAATGGATATGGCTTTTTAGTTCTGCGCTCTAATATCATCGGTTGACCATTAACATCTTGTGCAAACACTTTTGGCTTTTGCAATAATGTTCTAGGGGCGTTGCGATTATAGCTGGCTTTGCTTTTAACAACTGGACGGTCTTGTGCTGGAATAGCTAGATACTGACCGCGCACGAACTTAGTGCCGCCCTCTGCTTGATTCACCATATAGTCTTTACCGAATCTATCATAAACCCGCGCAACCAGTTTGCGTTTGTTTGGTGACTTATCAACCCTGAACATCGCTTTAGCAAACGACCTGTTCTTAACAACAAACGATTGAGGGTATGTGCGCTCCACTATTTCTTTTCTTACTGCAAACGCCGCATCGTTAATCGCACGATGCATTGCAAATGGCAGTTGATTGCGTCCTAAACCATCTATTGCTTTAGACAGTGCGCTTGCATTGCTGGTAACATTTATCTGCATTAGTGAACGCTCTCGTCTTCTAAGGTCAACATAAAGACACTGCCACCGCCGATGCCCCTAGCATCGAAAATAACATCAGCGCAAACCGAACAAATGATTTGCGCTGAGTGCTGTTCCACGATTCCGCGTGTAAGTTCCTCGCAATGATGACAGATAACATCTTCTTCAAAAAATTCTACTTCCATATCGCGACAATGACATATCAGGATGGATTGTTCAAGACGTTATGCCCTCGCCCTTGTAAGCATTTAGTAACCATAGGGCTGTCGCTTATCAATGCTTTATCTATCCAACCCCTAGCCATAGATGCCAGCATACGACATTCCGTCAAGTCTCGCTGATATAAATGCGCCTTTTCTTCGCTGGCTCTTAAATCAACAACAGGTTCAAAGTTAGCGCATCCTGTCAATGCTATTGCTATAATTAAATATCTCATATCATTTTCCAATGCGTTTTAAGTGGCTTTTGCTTGCCAACATATTTTGTTGATTTGGTTCTAAAACCTGACCAATCTTGTTTTTCAATTTGTAAAGAACGCCTTTTGATTTCTTTTAATTCTGCTTTAAACTGTTCAACAGTCATTTCTGTAGCTTTCATCTTTTCTCCCATCTATAAAATATATGGTCATCTATCCTGACCACGTAGGTTTTTGTTTGCGCCCAATCGGGCTGAACATACGTTGCATGATAATGCGTCGAACCTTCAACCATATCATCTATGCGCCCTAGCAATACCCCGCCAGCTAAAAGCATAGCGTTCTGCCATGCTTCGCCATCCTTCGGCTGGTCTGACTTTCCGTCACAATACCAACTAAACTGGCATTTATGACGAATGGGCTGGCTAGGATTCCATGAATAAGTCTGCCCTTGCGTTACCACAGAACAAACGTCATCAGGATATCGGCTATCCATAACGCGGTTCATAACCACTTGCGCAACAGCGATTTGACCGATGCTTGGTTGATTCTTTGCTTCGTGATAGATATTCATCGCCAAACATACTAGTGCCGCTTCAAACATCGGTCATCCCTTTCTTAGATTTTTGGCAAAACGTCGTTTGCGTAAACATTCATGTCTGATTTTTTAGAAAGTTTTTTGTCTCTAAAATTGCACCAAGAACGACCAATCATAATTGATTGTTCGCGGATTGAAATCTTTAGTGCTGGGTTGTTTCTTATTTCTGCCATAGCTCGCATTAAAATTTTTTGCGGGGAACGCTGACCGCCGTGGCTATTTATTAGACTTTCAAAAAAAGCAACTATTTGTGCGTTATTACCATTGACTGATGCCCAATAATATAAAGCACCTAAAATTGATTTGCTCAATCCAGTAACTTCATAAACTTGTTTAGCTTTCAGAACTGCTTTCTGCATCAAATCACTATCAATTTTTTCTTCATAATATTCCCGCATGAAATCGTTAGTTAAATATAAAGAATCTGTTTTTGAATCAGACGCACCAGATTCAAATGATAAATATTGCCTTAAACAAGATGCAACTTGAACTGCATTTTTAACATTTAAGATTGTCATAATATCTTTTAAATCGCGCCTCGCGCCAGTATCCATAACCGAAAAGCTATCTGGATGAACGCCGAAAACAACTTGAGATTCAAAAGCGCATTCAGCTTTAACGCACGCGGATAGTCTATTTTGACCGTCCTTTAGCAATCCATCATTTCCAAATATTATAGGCTGACCAGTTAATAACCAGTTATTCATAAGCATATCAGATGCATATTGTTTTATTTTTTCCCTTTTAAATCTTCTGTTATTCACATTAAGATTTTCCAAAATATAATTTGCCATGTTTGGCGTTATATTTAAAACGACGCTATTGGCTGGTGCTAAAGTTTTCATATTTATTAAATCTAATAAATAATCCAAATCATTATTATTTTTCTTTTGTGCAAACATCATTTTTTCTCCTTATTGGTTATTGATTTTGCTGTTGCGATTGCAACACAGTTTGCGCAAGTCACCATTGTCTTACGCAATTCTTTAAATAAAGTTGTCAAACCATATTCCATAGCTTTGGCAATCTTCATGTTTTTTCCATTAACGTGATAAAAATATAACGCGCTAGGATGCTGGTTATAGCCGCATCGCTGGCAACCTTTTGCCAGCTTGTAGCTTGTTAGATGCCGCTGGCGACGTTTAACCCTATCCCTTTTTTTTGCATTAGCCTTACGCCATCTGGCTTGAGTTTTTTCAGCTTTGATGCGGCGGCGTTCAAATAAATATAATTCCACCGCATCCAGCTTTTCTTCTTTCCTCTCAATCATAATCTTTTAACTCCTTAAATAATTTGGGTGCTATAATTCGAGCAACATATTTGCCATCGTGCTTGCCAGACAAGAACGTGTAAAAGTTTCTTCTCAAAGCAGAACTTAGAACCGAATAATCATGTTGGTTAGTAGCAACAAATATATCCGCATCATCCAAATATCTCAAAACTTCACCCCACTTAACTTTGCCATCCAAAGGCTCTCCATTCTTATAAATCATCGTTATCTGCTATAGGACAAATACAAAAACCATTACTACATACATAGTAATAAAAAGCGCGGCTGTTACCAAAAACTCCGCAAAAATCTCATACCATTTCATCTTTTACTCTCCCTCTGGGGCGGCTTACGCCGCATCCCTTTCTTTAGCTTGTTGAAAAAAAAGATTTGCTAATTTTTGGCTTGCTGTCTCTAAAGCTACAAAAGCCTCTCTGCAATCATCGTCAAACTTTGTATTTGGTTTGCTTTGTAACCCTATAATTTGATTTTGCATCGCTTCGATTTTTTTGATGTTTTCTAAGGCGTTTGCCATGTCTTCCATTTTAGTCTCTCCTAATTAAAATGTGGTACACCCCCAGCCTACCACACTATAAATAATAGGGTCAACAACTAATTTAACTTTTTTTAAACTTTTTTTACAAACCCAGTTGTCTAATGACGTCGGGACGCATTCTTCTGTAATAATCGCGCATGGTGTCCGATAGCGCGTCCCATTGTTCCATAGTCAGCATCTTCTTGCCGCCCCCAATAACTGAATCCTTTTTGCTTTGTAACTTTCTTGGATTGTCAGCTTCTTTCCTGACGCAATTCTTAAAGAATGCTTTTAGATTGTGGTATCTTTTGCCGCCATTTTGTTCCGACCATAAATGCAAAGTCTCTAATAGCTGGTGAGGGTCAACGCCTTTTTCTTTAGCATAGTCAATTAATTCATCGTCTAGCTGTAAATCTTCAACCAAATATTTTTTATTTTTATTTATAGGTAATGGTTCTTTCTGGTTAGTGTCGCACTGTGATACCCCAAAAGTCTCAATTTGAGACGTCTCAATATGCGACTTTTCAAATTCCAAGCTATAAATATCGGAATTATTGTAGCGTTTGACGCGGGATATTAGCCCAGCTTCTTCTAGCCATTTTAGCTTTCTGATGACTGTAGCGCGACTTAAACTGGTTGCGTCCATAATCCGTTGCTGGCTGGGAAAGCAATCGCCTGTTGATTCGTTATAATGGTCAGCTAAAACCAGCAGAACCAGCTTTGCAGATGCGTCCTTTATTTTCAGGTCGTACAAGACCGCCGCGACTTTCTTAACGCTCATCGCCAGAGCCGTAACAATATGGACAATCGTCGGGCATTACGTCACCCTCACCCGACATCGGGTTCTGTTGGTACGTCCACCCCTTGCCCTTGCATTTCTGACATGGCTTTGACGACTTCATTAATGACGTATGCGTACCCAGCAATGTCTTTAATCGAATCCAAATGGTTTTGCGTTTTAGATAATCTAGCTTGCTTGACATAAAGCATACAAAGCCCGACCTGAACTGGCGATGGCTCAAAGCCAAGTATGCCAGCCCATCCTTTAGCAATCCTGACATGATTTTCAAGTGGTGAACCATAATCTTTTCCTCTCTGTTCAACGATTTGTGAAATTTCTTCAAAAAACTCATTACTCATTTTCGTTCCTTTTTTATCTTACCAATTTGTCAACAGGGACTAAAACGCCCTTGCTGGCTTTTTTATCGCCGCCAATAACCTGTTTGCAGTGACGCGCAACATCTTTTAAAAATTCTGTCGGGACTATAATAACGCGCTGATTGTCTAAAATAAACGCCCAATAATCGGCTTGTGTTGTTTTTATGCCACTTGGTTTTCCATAGCTTTCATATTCCACGAATATATTGCCAGTTCTGCCAGCTACAAAATCCCGCTTGATTTCTATCTTTTTACCTTTAAGTAAGTTGCCAAGCCAAATTTCTTCTGCTTGTCCTATAGCTAAATCATAAGCGAAATTATCGTTATATTTCATATTTTACCCGCTAGTAAGTCGCATAAATCTTGATAATCTAAAACTGCAAGCGGTTTTTTCCTATCCGAACCGATGACCAATATATCCGCGCCCTCGATGTTGTCATAAATGAACTTAAACCCATTAGCGCGTTTTTTAGCTTCAATTTCCCAAACTGTGCGCCCTACCTTTATATGAACATCATTCTTTATAGAACCCGCCCCAGAAAGCGGAACGCGATAGCTTTCTAGACCATGTTTTTTGGCTATTTCAACAAGTTCACGCTCAAAACGTGACCCTTTTTCTTTTTGTCTATTCGGCATCTGCGCTCCTTTTTTTTTAAAACATGATAAATAATTGTTGAAAAGTCAAATAGTTTAATTGTAAGGTTCTTTATGGAATTATCAATAGAACAAATAGAAGCGGCGTGGAAACGATTTAATCAGCCCTATATTAGCCCTAGCAGATTAACATCTACAGTTAGCAGTTGGCTATTTAAGTACGGCTTATTGACCAGTGAAGAACGTCAAGAATTGCTAGTTGGTTATAACGCGCATTTTGGAACTGCAACCCATACTGGGATTCAAAATATATTATCGGCTGGCGCAGATATAGCTGACGAAATTAAACAGCAACAGATTAATCTGGCTTTCCAAAACGTGCCAGAACCTGATGATGTAACGCTGGCAAAATATAAAGATGATTTGCCCAACGCTATTAATAACGGTGTCCAGATATTAGCAGAAGCTGGTTTTATTGGCGGCTTGCCAGAAGAAAAGATATCGACGCGGATTCCAGATATTCATATTGATGTTATTGGCTATGTTGATTTGGTCGTTCCAGAAACCATGTTTTGCGAAATGAAAACCAAAGCGTCGCGGAAAACAAAAGTGCTGAAATCGGGCGAACAGGGATGGGCAAAAGCTACACTGCCAAAAAAGCCAGACCATGCCCATTTAATTCAAACTAGCATATATTATCATGCATTAAAGATAACGCCATCTATCTGCTACATATCAGCGGACGATGCAGTGCTTTTCACGGCTTATAACTGCGATGAACTGAAACATGATGCGATGATGCACTATCTTGATGAAGCGCGTCAGCGCGCCTTGTTGCGCCAGAATCTAGTCTGTTTATCTAGCGATGTTAAGTTTCTAGCATCTATCACAGACCCCGATTGGGGTCATAATTACCAATGGAAACTACAACCAGAATATTTAAAAAGGGCGAAACAATTATGGGAAATGTAAATTTAATGCGGTCTTTATCTAAGTTCCGCGCTGAGGCATCAGTTGGCAAGTCGGGTCGCAATCCGATGTTCAAGTCAGAATATACCACGCTTGGCGACGTTTTAAGCGCGCTGGCTGGCGTCCATGAATACGGCTTAACATTTGACCAGTATTTCGACAACGATGCGCTAGTGACCGACGTTATGCATTTAGAAAGCGGTGAATCATTTGCTAGTCGAATAATAATAAAGCCAGAAAAAGATACCCCGCAAGCATTCATGTCTTGCGTCACTTATCTGCGTCGCGCCAGCTTAATGACTATGTTTGGTTTAAATGCTGACGACGATGATGCCAATGGTGCAACAAGTTTTGCTGGTCGCGCTGTCTCTCCTTCAAGCGGCGATAAGCAAAAAGCGGCTGGTGCTGGTTTCCTCCCACCAGTATCAGCCGCACCTAAAGTCACTGATAAAACATTGGCGGATGCTTTGATTGCTTGTGCTAGTGAATCAGAAATAAACGATGTTTATAAACGGCTGTTTTCCAGCAAAAACATCAAACCAACCGACGACCAAATTGAATTATTTAAAATGAAAAAAGAAAAAGTGAAAGGCTTAAAAAATGTCACAATATGATAACACAAATCGCGGGGCGGCGTTTCTTAACAATCGGAAAGAAAAAGACACCCAGCCAGATTATCGCGGCAATCTAAACGTCGATGGTAAAGATTATTGGCTTTCAATCTGGAATGCTAATAGCCCTAAAACTGGCGATTATTTTAGCGTATCTGTTCAGCCAAAAGAAGAACAGCAAGCAGTGCAACCAGCGGTAAATAAGCTAGATGATGAAATTCCATTCTGATTTTGAAGAAATAGCATTAACGCTCGATAGCGATGGCTTGGTTGTCGCTATCGGTCAAAAACTAATTCAAGTGGATTTTAGCCGTCAAGAAAAACACGAATTGGCTATGCATTTGTTAAGGTCGCTAGAGGATGCCGAAAAAAAAGATTAAAGCCCCGATACTACCGCGCTGGGCAACTTGTGTCTGGTGTGAAACACAATTCGACCTAAACGGCTTTGATTATGTTGTAGATGGCGGCGGCAAGTTATTGCACGACAAGTGCTTTCATCAACGATGGAAATTGCGAAATGGTAAAGATTGAAAAAAACATACCGATGCCAAAATTTACGATTTATGGCAAAAGAAGCATCTTGCAGAATATGAAAGTTGGCGATTCAATATTTGTAGAAGATGAACAGGAAAAAGACAGTATTCGCCACGCTATGCGATATCGTGGCTTGAAACCTATGTGCCGCAGACAAGATAATGGCTGGCGTATCTGGCGAATATCAGACGATTAGTCTGGTTTCTTTTTTCCCATGTCCAACCCTAAATTCTTTAGCGCACGTTCACCATACCAGAAGCCCAGCGATAACAGGTTTAACTGCCACAACATTTCCATCGCATCTTTTTCTATATTGCGCGTTAAAAATCCATAAATAAACGCGCCAGCTAATGCATAAGTTAGAACTGGTCTGACAGACCCACGCAATATCTGAATAATTGGATGAACATCTTCGCCGCGACCTTCATAAGCCACTACAAAATCCCTAAAGCTAGATTCAGCGTTTTGCACTTCTAATTCTATTTGTTGGCGCGCTTTTTCTTTAGCTTCGGGGTCTGGTATCATGTCCAGAACTTTTCCCAATGCTGGCTGTAATATTGGCAATAAATTTGCAATCATTTTCCGCACCTACATCGATTTTTACGACGCACCACATCTGCGCGCCATCTATATAAATTAACCGCAGTGTTTAGCCCTATAAGCCCCACTAGCAATGCTTCCCACCATTCAGGCATTAGTAAGACCATATGTTCGGGCGGGGCGTGTTTGCCCCTTCCAGCAAGTCTAAATGCAGAAATCTGGAACTGCCGCTTTGACTAACTCCGATGCCAGTAAAACCAACCATTGTTGCATACCTAATCATCTCATAACAAAGCTGTCCATTGCAAGCCACATCAACCGCTATCCCCATCGTGTGAACGCCACGCGGTCTACCAGCTTCAATCTTCGCCGCCTCAATCGGATGCGTAATATCCCTAAATCCGCTGGTAATGACCATCGGCTTATCAAGCATCTTCCGAACCTCTGACAACTTATCCAGCAATTCAACCTTCACATCAGCTTTTCCCGTGTGCGAACATTTAAATTCATATTCTTTAAAATAGCCGTATTTTAACCAATCAATCATATTTCACCTCTGAAAATAGAAACTGCCTTTTGCCATGATTCAAATTCAATATCGGGCGTGTAAAAAAAACCTCTATCTATTCTATAGCTGATTTTCTTTAAACATTGAACAGACCTAAAAAAACACTTTCTTTCCTCGATTGCAACAAACGCCAGTATGTCAAAATCTTCTTTTGTTGGCATTCTTTTTTTGCCGCCGACCCCGACATTATAACAGAACTGTTTATGGCTGGAATTATTTTTTGCGAACCTAAACGAACTAGCTTTAACTTGTATCCGCAAACTGCCTATATTATCCCACGCTATAATATCTACTTTATCCATCGGCGTATGCGCCGCGCTGAATCCGTCAATCAATAAAATGCTACTTAAAGCTATGTGTTCCCCGATTAAACCTGTTTTCGTTGCGCTGGTCATAGAACCAGAATAATCGCCATGACGACCAATACAACAGCCCCCAGCATAACTGCGCCAAATATTTCTGCATTATGGATAAATTCTTTGCGCGCTTTTAGCTTTGCCGCCCTCGCTTTTTTTTCAGCTTCTTTTGCTTCTGCAATCCGCTTTGCGCGTTCCGCAATAATACCTTCCCAGACCCCCGCCCCAAAACGCATATTTACCAGATTTTTCATTTCGGTCATATGTTCTTGCGCCAGCTTTGCGTTTATGGTTTCTTCTGCAACCGAATTGACGCTGAATGGGTCTTTCTGCGCTTTACTGCGCTTTTTCTGGATATCCTGTTCGCCTTTAAAAAGGCTGTCGATGTGATGCGCTATGTCGCCTATATCATTAGCAGTTGCGATAGCCGACTTAATCCCGTCAACCCCAGCTTTAACTAATGCAATTCCCGCTAATGCTTCTGCAACAACCATCAGACCACCATCGTTATGACAGCTACTGTCGCGCCAATAACTGTTATAGTGCTAATCATAATCAGCCCTTCAAGACGCCACATCCGCTTTTCTAGATTATCTAATTGCAAGCGAATCCCGCGATAGCGTTCAAGACATAATTCTTCATGGGCGTGTAAATCGTCAGACATTAGCTTGCCACATCTTCTGCACGTTTTTTGATTGCGTCTATTACATCTGGCTGTATTACACCAGACCACATTTGCCAGTTCTGTCTCATTATGCGTAAGGGCTTTCGCCTAAAATGCTGGTATCCCAAGCCGCTACTAACTCTGTAATCGTAGTAGCGTTAGCAATAGCAGATGCCGCTGGTGCATCTCTTAATGCTTGCTTGCGTGTAACACTAGCTGTTTTAGCCGCAGAATCATCAGCCTCTAACGCCTTCATATACACAACATCTTCTGCATCTAACAGGGGTATGCGTACCTGACGTATTTTGTCTCTAAATAATTCTTTGGCTGTGTCTAAATCTTCTGTGATAACATCACCAGATAATGACCATGCGTCTCTAAAATTTCTGTTTGCTGGAACGGTAGCTTGTGACGCATCGATTTGGTTACCGTCCTTGTCTCTTATGTATGTAGTCATGCCGCTAATCTCCATGCGTTTCGCCACTGTCTAGTTGTTGGTAATTGTTGCTTAGTACATATTACCATCTTCGGGCGGTTGCCCTCATCCCAGTTCTGCCAAACAGACTGAGGGATGTCCTTCATAATTAAATATTCAATAGCTTCTTCTTCTGTCATAGCTGGCATAGGCTCAGTCTCATGCAGAAGATAGCCTCGTGTATGCTTCTTAAAATCAGGTTGTGCTTCATCCTTAGCTAACTCATGGTACACCCACACTGGTGGTAGTATGCCACCTTGCAATGCACAAGCCATCCAGTTAGGGTCTGCAACTAGGATTTTAGCACACTCATCTACGCTGTCCTCATAGACTACACGGTAGTCTGACTGCACTCCGTCTAGGTTTTCTTTAGCCCAGCATAGTCTGTCAAATAAATGTGTGCCTTTGAAATCAGGTGTCATGCTAAATCTCCTGATATAACAAAGTTGTTTTCCCTGTCTTGTGCCGAGCCAGTGTGGTTTTCAACTCTGACCCCTAAAACGCTGGAGGTGGTAGCGCCAGTGGATACCCTTAAAATAACGCCAGTATTACCGCCAGCAATCCCACCAATTCCACAATTTTCGTATATAGTTCCTGAGAAGGCATTTGTCAGAGTAAAAGCATAAATGCCTGTGCCATTATCTGCTATAGAAGACACATTAAGACTAGCGGTAATAGTCGCGCTAGGAGAGGCAAGTCCATTACAAGCTACCCAAGTTTTTGTAACCCCATCAACAACATAAGTTGTGTCTACTGACCCAGCACTGCTATGTTCGATTGTGTCTGCTATAATCTTTCCAGCCATTATGCTAAGTCTCCTGCAAAAATAATAGTGTTAAGCTGAGTGTCAAAAAAGGAATCGTTAGCGTCAGCAGTATTATAAATATGGTTCATCCTAACATCACCAGTTGTTTGTCCATAAGCATTCCTTGTAGGCGCGATTAGTCCTAAGTTACCCAAATTGGTGCTTGAGCCATCTGATAAACTGCACGTACTAGCAGTAGCATAATTCACGTTTGAGAAAGAATTAGTATAGGAAGATGACGTGTCTCCTGTTGCGTTATCAGTTAAGCTAGAAATATTAAAGCTATCTCTTGCCGCCACTGTTCCTGAGTTATTGTAATTAACCCAAGACTTCGCCAACCCCTGTTGTAAGGATTGCGTAGCCGCACCACCCTCGCTTGTAACTGTAATGTCACCAGTGGAAGTCTTGCCCTTGAGTTCGTCTACGATTATTTCACTCATGCTAAGTCTCCATTAATAGACGCATTTAACCCACCACCAGCCGCAAATCTATTGGTAACAGCACTCACGGCACTACCACCAGTTCTTACAGACCCAGTAAATACGATAGTTGCGGAATCATATTTTATTCCATAACTGACCATAGAACCAGCAGTAGAGCTTTCAATTCTAGCTGAACTTGTAAGGCAATAATCTGTGTCAGAAAAACTATTAGTAAAGTTAAGGGTGTAATCGCCTGTTGCATTGTCTGTTATGCTAGATTGATTAAACGAACCGATAGCAGTTCCACTATCGTGTTTTGTCCACATTTTTACGGCTTCTTGCTTAGTCAGCGTAACAGCACCGCCAGATGTATTCTGTATTGTATCTGCTTTTAATGTACTCATGCTATCACCAAGTTTCCGTTCACTGTTAGCGTTACACCAGTTGCAACCTCTAAGCTGAAGAAGCATCCTGAGTTATCGCCAGTAGCTATTGTTGTGTTTGTATTTAACACCTGTTCATGTGTTCTAAATATATCACCTTTGCCGTTTGTTGTATCGCCAGTGTTTCCGTTCTCACCTTGGAAAAAACCAGCACCACCGCCAGTAATGTCACTTGTAAGCGCAACAGTGCCAGAGGCATCGGGTAATGTAATCGTGCGGTCGGCTGTGGGAGTGGTAGGCGAAATAGTAACAGAATTACTAGCCCCATTAGGGTAATACATCTTCAGATGAGACTGACCTGTTATACCAAAGATAGGCGTGTCATTTACGCTAATACCCCACAAGTTACCAGCGTTATTTGCGCCAGAATCAAGAAGCAACATATGTTGAATAGTGCCACCTTGTTCATTAGTAAAGCGAATAGCATTATCAAACTGAGATGAAAATCCATTAATATTTGCACCAGCCTGAAAGCTAATTTGACCCCACAAATCACCGCTGTTGTTACCAAAGTCTAATGTGCCATCCTCTGAACGAAGAGTGCCACCATTAACAAACAAATCGCCTGACACAGTAAGGTCGCCTGTTACTTCCGCACCAGTTGATGTGGTTTCTAGCTTTTTGCTGTTGTTATGATAAAGTTCTACTGCGCCATCAGCGATTCCCCTTAAATAAGGTTCACCATTAGCACCATCTAAAGTTAAATTAGTTGCTCGTACAAATAAATTTCCTGTTCCTGATTCACTTATTATACTGTGACCAGAACTAGAAATATGATATATCTCTAAATCTTGAGATGCACCTAATCTTATTCTTTCATCATCACCTACATCTACGCCATCAGCAGTAAGCACTCCTGTGATTGTCGCGCCAGTTGAGGTTGTTTCTAGCTTCTTACTGTTGTCATGGTATAGCTCAAACGCACCATCACCAGTTCCTTTAGCTAACACCTCACTTGTTGCAGTTAGAAGCTGTATATCTCCAGTGCTAGTGCCTTTGATAAATAAGTTATTAACACCATCAAAACCTATATATGCATTAACAAGACCCCCATCTTGAGTGAGTTGTAGTAATGCAGTGTCACTTTCATTTACATTATCTGTGTCACCCTCAATAATAAGAACACCATCACCAGCACCGCCTGTTACCTTTGCGCCAGTGGTTGTTGTGGTAAAACGTAATGCATTGTCGTAGTATAACTCTACAGAGCCATCATTGTTAGCAACTATACTTTGCTCACCATACTTACCTTGTATTTTTACATCGCCTGATGTGTCAGCAATAATAAGAGAACCAGTCCCGTTCACAATGTTTGAGTTAGTGCCGTCATGCCAAATCTGTAAATCACTAACAGTACCAAACACCGCTTTGATATCATCGTTAAACGTCAAATTACCACTTGTCTTTGTATCTGCCGCATCACTGCGTAGGAATGATGTGCTATCTAGGCTGTCTAGGGTTTGTGCGTTACCGCCATCCGCGCTTGTGATGTAACCAGCACCATTAGTGAGTTCATTATTGTTTGTTGGTATAGTTGGCGTGTTTGTAAAGTTGTTATAATCTAAGTAATGCGAACCCTCTTGACCATCTAACACATCAGCATCCAGCCCAGATGTTGTTCCATCTACTGTTTTAATTAATGTTAAAATTTGACTTGCTGATTGGTCAGCAGTAGCGTTTGATTCTATATTAGATAACTTTGTTTTTTCTGCATCAGTAAAGGCGTTAGTGTCATCGTTATTTTCATAGGCGGTTTTAATTTCTGAATCAGTCTGGTCGGCAGTTGCATTTGCTTCTATGCCAGTTAGCTTAGTTTGTTGCGCGTCTGTGAACGCATTTGTGTCGGCGTTTGATTCATAAGCAGTCTTAATCTCGCTTGCTGATTGGTCAGCGGTTGCCCCCGCCTCAACGCCATCTAATTTTGTTTTATCAGACGACGACATTAAACCATCTGTTGATGTTGTCGCATTCGTTGGCGTACCAGTCAAATCGGAATATGCGCCACTGGTTGCAACATCATCTAGCCCTAGATTTGTTTTAGCGTTGTTTTGCTGGGTGCTGGTCAGACCTTGCGCGTCAGTATCAACCCGCAATCGATTTGCTAACGAATTTGTGACTGTTGTATTAAAATTGGCATCGTCATTAATAGCCGCCGCAATTTCATTTAGCGTGTCTAGCGTTGATGGTGCGCTATCGACCAACTGCGCTAACTCTTGTTGAACAAATGCCGTTGTAGCTATCTTAGTTGTGCTATCGTCTATTGCCGCTGTTGGTGCTGTTGGCGTACCTGTTAGGGCTGGTGATGCCAATGGTGCTTTTGCATCTAAAGCGGTTTGCAAGCCATCTACGTTGCTAATAACGTGATTGTGACTGTCGTCAGCGACAACAATAGCATCATAAGTGCCAGAAACATCCCCGCCGAAACTAGTGGTCGTGTTTAAAGCGGTGCTTGCTTGCTGATAGTAAGACCCCTCTTGACCGTCTAGCAAGTCAGCATCTAAACCACTTGTCGAGCCATCAACTGTTTTTAAAGCTGTTAATATCTCGCTGGCAGATTGGTCAGCCGTCGCATTAGTTTCAATGCCAGAAAGTTTTGTTTTCTCTGAATCTGTAAATGCGTTTGTGTCACTATTGTTTTCGTATGCAGTTTTAATTTCTGCATCTGTTTGGTCTGCCGTTGCATTCGCCTCGATGCCATCTAACTTGGTATGGTCGGCGTCCGTAAATACGTTGCTATCTGTTGCACTATCAACTAGCGTTCTTATTTCTGAAGCAGTTTGGTCAGCCGTGGCATTGTTTTCGATACCACTTAATTTTGTTTGTTCTGAATCTGTAAAAGCATTAGTGTCAGTGTTGCTTTCATATAATGATTTTATTTCTGAAGCAGATTGGTCAGCCGTCGCACCTGTCTCAATACCAGTTAATTTAGTGCGCTCTGCATTAGTCATTTTTACATGATTAGTGCCATCAGAAATATCGTCTAAATCACCAGATAATTCAGATAATTCATCTTTGCTGGATATCTGACTATCAACATATGCTTTGACTGATTGCTGAGTTGGGATTTTGCTTGCGCTGTCTGAAGCCATATTATCTTCATCAACCACAAATTGCATATTTGTTGTGCTGGTGTCTGTTTCCATAACTGCGCCAGCGGCTTCAACATTTGTTGCGTCTGTTACATCTGCGCCAGTTTCTATGCTATCTAGCTTGCTTTTATCACTAGATGACATTAATCCCGCGCTAGTAGTTGTTGCAGTATTTACAACCCTAACGTCAACAACTTGAACATTTTCATCGTCTACTGTAACCGCGTTAGATGTTTCTGTGATTGTTACAGTTGTCATCGCGTTACCTCTTTTCTGACTGTAAATGCGCCAGCTATTATTTTAGTCACAACCGCCCCGCTGACCATCTCTAAGTCATAAACCCCAGTTATAGGGTCTAGTGCCGCTGTGTCTGTCGCAGAAATAGTAAGCGTTACAGTGCCATCAGAACCACCCAAAGTTATACGTCCATTTTCTGTTGTTAATTCTATTACTGTTTTTGGTTCATCGGCAGTGCGTCGCAAATGCATTCTTGCTGTATAAGATGACAAATCTATTAAACCGCCATTAGCATCTTTCCAAGTTATTAATCTCGTAAAAGTTGAGCCTTGTTCAATAATAAAATCGTATGCGCCAGCCGTCATCAGAAACCTACCCAACTATCATCGTCAATTTTCATTAAAGTTATTACATCCCCAGCCCCAGCGGTTGATGCAGACCTGTTGTTTGTTAAAGTTACCCCAGTGTCACCAGCAACTGTCACCGCGCCCGAACCTAACTGGCAAATATAAACTTTTGTACCAATAGATAATTCTACTGTAGCGTTTGTTGGTAAAGTAACCGAAATCGCGCTAGAATTGTTGAATGTTATAAAATTATTTGCGTCAGTAAGGTCTAGCGTATAAGTTGTCCCAGTTTCGTTTTGCACTCCGTAATAATGCGGTTCACTTTCTATTTGCTGAAATAACTGATTTTTTGACAATTTTTTTGTTTGTGTCGCACTTGTATCTACTACTAGAAAAACATCATCGTCAGCTAATTCGCCGCCTGTTATTGATGTTAATTCTGATATCTTTTTTTCTGCCATCTTACCACATCCAAAGTTCTACATAACCATCTTGACCATCTTCGGCAGATGAACCACCAGCACCGCCAGCACCTATTGACAAAGTCAAAACCTCACCACCTAAATCACCAGTTACATATTTTACGACCAAATTTGCTGGCTTGCCATCGAAAGCGGCGACGTCCCAGTTATCTTGGTCAGCAAAGCCACCTATTGCACCGCCGCCACGATGCGTAAAATCCCCGCCAACATCTGTTGTGTTAATTGGGCGCAAACTGTTTCCTGAGTTAATACCACCGCGACCATGTTTTGCAGTTATAGCTATTGATAATGCAGTGCAAGTGACTGTGGTATCTGCGCCATCAGAACCAGTATATGCGGAATTTCCAGAATAAACGCGCCTTGCACCACCACCGCCGCCGCCTGACGCTTTTATCAAAATAGCAGATGTCCCCGCTGGTAAAGTGTAGCTAGTATCTGCTGGGTCTAATCTTATAATGTCAGATGGATATGATGGATTAGTTGCTATCGCTTGTTTTGTTCTAAGCGGCGTCATTAGTTCTGTGTTATTTGTTCCAGCTTCAGCGGTAGCTTGAGATGCCACTTGCAAATCAATTATTTTAGTCCCAGATGAATTAAAGATATCTATGCCAGCCGCTGTTGCCGCCGTTATGCTATTTGTAATATGCTTAATTCTGCTATTGGTCACATCCATTTCAGCAACAATAATCCACGCCGCATCGTTTTCATCGCGTATCTTTAAATAATTATTAGCTGTATCAACCCACCACATATTCGCAAAAGTATCTGCTGGTTCGGTTGCGCTATTATTGTTAGATACAATAGCTGATAAAGCATTGTTTAAATCTGACCGAAATTGCGGGGTAGTTTGGTCATCAATTACGTAATCATGGGTCGCCATTAGTTATAACTCACTTTAGCTGTTAGCGTGTCAACGGCTGGTGTGACATCATCGGAATCGCTGTTTAATTCTATCTTAAATTTGAAAGCGCGTCCACTAAAGTCACCAGCTTTAAATCTTTTGAAATCTGACCAAGTTGGCGTTCCGCTGGGGTCGTCATCCGTCGTTGCAATATACATCAAAACGTCTGTATCTGCAAAACTACTGCCGCCAGATAAATCGTCAAAATTACCAGCCAGCGAATCAAAGTTGCCTGTTAGCGTATCAAACGTAACTGTTGCCGCATCATTTATTCGCACTACCTCAATATTCATCGTAGCCCTAACAAGCCTAACCGCGCCAGTGTCTATATAATTACTAAATTCATAGGTTGCTGTTGACGGTGCAGATGATGGGTCGGTAATTCTAAGCTGGTTAGAAACCACCGAACAACCTGTTTTAGTTCCAGAAAATGCAGTGGCTTCAGCTTGCGTTAAATTATTAGTAAAAACCGCTAAATCTTCAGCGCGAATAACAACAGTAGAAGCGGCGACACTTTGGTTGCCTGACTTATCATACGCTTTAATAAGATAAGTGCCTGACCGCGCTGGCACTGTCACGCTGTTCGCTGGTCGTGCTACTTTATCAATCGCCGTTGTAGCATTGGCAAACGTCGCGCCTGATTCCTGTTGTGCGTATCTCAAACGATAAAAAGATAAATCTAAATCTGGCACTGCGTCCCATTCTAAAACAATCCCACCAGAATTAACATCGAATCTGAAATTTGCAACATTGGCTGGCGGGTCTGCTAAACCCTGAACCGCAAAATCTAATCTGGTTGTGAAATCGCCTTTTAAACCAAATGTATTTATAGCCCTTGCGCGGATATCATAATTTGCATCTTCCAAATCTATAATCTCAAAAACGCCTAATTCACCGAATCCGCTAGAAATATAATTTGTGTCTGTTGTTTTTTTATATTGAACTTCTACCAAGTCAACGCGCTCTGGTGAATCACTGGTTACATCAACGGTAACGACGTTTGTTAAATCTTCATTAATAATTCTGGTCGTCGGCGATAATGATATGCCGACGGATGGGACGTCAAATGGGTCTGGTAAAACTGTATTATTTTGTTCAAATGCGGCTTCTTCTGCATTCCAATCAAAAACCGCGCTTGATATTTCGCGCAATGTCATGTCAACAAGCAAATCACCCTCGCTTGATGGCTTAAAAGACCATTCCGAAACCTCGAACGGCTTGCTAGAAAAACCCATGCGCGTATTAGTAAGCGATACAATATCACCGACTTGAACTTGCAATGCTTTCAACCCAAATGAACCTGATAAAGTTAGCTGTTCACGATTGCGATATAAAGCTATCTTAGCAATCCGTTGCGCCATCGCCGCCGTATCAGTAAAAGTCAAATCTAAATCAACTGCGCTTTCTTCACCGCCGTCAACAGTTATAAACGCCGATGATTTAATTTCTGGGAAGTCGCTGACCTGATAATTACTTTCCGCGCCCCTAAACTTGCCACGCACTATATTAAAATTATCGCGCCGACTATGCCGCGTTTGTATAGCTAAACCGCTACGCAAATCATCTTCATCAAATGATATTGCTGGCGTTGTATATTCTGCCGCCTTCACCCGCCATTTGCCTTGCGCGTACCATAAGATACCGCCCATTGAACGCAATAAACCATCGATAATATCTTTTGGCTGTTGCCCTAGCGAAAAACT